GAGCGGAAGGGTTCACTTGCCGAGGTGGCGGGGAACTGCCTAACCGCCGATGGAAGAAGGAAGTTCACAGCCGCTATGGATCGGCTGAAGGATGCCTGCTTCTACCCCTACCTTCTGTTGGAGGGGAACCTGCTGGACACCCTGAACCCCACCAAGGATCTGCCGGATCCGTGGAACGCCATCGACTCCCTGCATCGCATCCTGTTGGAACGGAAGGTTGGATTGATCCTCCTGCCCAACACCTCCATGAGTGCTAGGCGTGCCGTCGCCGAGTGGGCTGCTCGCCTCTTGGTCAACGCTGCCCTGTGCCCTATACTGCCAGCCATCACCCCTGAGGAACCCTCATGTCCGACCACGTTGCCATTACCACCCTCCGACGCCCCTCTCGACTCCTGTTCAGCGGGACCAACCCCAATCTAGGAACTTCGGTTACGTCGGCCATTGCCGCGTCTACCACACCGCCCACGACTTCCAATAACGTGGGTGTTATTGCTGGTCCTACCAACTACCTGCGGATTATGCCGCTTCTTGAATCAGGTACAAGCAGTCCCGCTATGCGAGTTGTGGGTTGGTCATTTGTGCAGGGGTTGGACAAGTGGGTCCCCCAGATTCTTTCTGAAGTCACCATCAGTGTGGGTGTGGCGGGTACAACCATTTCAGTGAATGGAACAAACCTCCTCACGCCCTACACTCTGACTCAGAGTTCTGGAGATTCCAAGATTTTTGGAATGGCAACGTCTTCAGACACTGCCAGCGGTTGGATTGTTGTTGATACCTGCGGGTTTGACATGGTGCAGATTGACCTGTATCACGCGACCGGCACCAAGAAGTGCAATGCAATTATCGGCGAGTTCTAATCCGTGGCATCAGGCATGGGACCACGAGTAAGAACTTTTGATCTACGATCCAGCCTAGACATCAGCTTTAGGCAGCGTGGTCGTGCACGCTTGCTAAACACCAACATAACTCCACTGCGTAAGACAGCACTCAACAATGAGCTTGCGGTCCAGGTACTTTTGATTGCGGGTGGTGGTGGTGGTGGCGGCAAGGTAAATCTAGTGAACGGTGGCGGCGGCGGAGGCGGAGCTGGTGGCGTTGCGTACTTTGAAGACAACTGGTTGCTTACAACCATTACAGACGGTACTGACGACCCAGCAGACTTTGTAATGAACATTGTTGTAGGTGCTGGTGGGGCTAAGGCTTCAGGACTTTCTGGTTCTTTTGGCTCTGCTGGTGCGGGTAGTTCCATTGAAGATGGAAGCGGCGCTGTCTACTTTGTTCAAGCAGACGGTGGCGGGGGTGGTGGCAGTTCAAACATCGCCGGTAGGTCAGGTGGGTCTGGAGGCGGAGGCGGTGGTAGCAGTGTTGCCTCCCGCGCTGGTGGCCCAATAAGTTTAAATGGCTTCTGCTGCCCGCCCTCGTACGACGGAACGACAGATTTGTATGGGGGTTCTGGTGGTGCAGGTCAGACTGCCTCACCCTACCGAGGTGGTGGTGGCGGGGGTGGTGGCGGTACAGGAGCAACCGGATCTGCAAGTGGAGCGGGTGGTGCGGGTTATTCCTTCAACGGCACTACATATTCCACGGGTGGCAAAGGCGCATCTGTTGGAGTTGGCTCTGTTGACGGAACAATCAATAGTGGCAACGGTGGTGACGGTGCCGCACCCGATGTGGTGGCTACCGGAGGAAACGGCGGAAGCGGAATCGTCATTATTTCCTACGCAGGACCGCCAGTTGTTCGATATGGCTTGTCTAGTAACGGTTCCAACTACGGGGAAATGTATACTGCTGCTGGACGTACCTACCACGTCTTCAAAGCATCTGGTCAGTTCTACATGGGTGACTTTGTGAGTCTGTAGTGAGACAACCATGGCACACTTTGCACAGGTCAAGAACAACATTGTCACTGCAGTCCATGTCATCCATGACGCATTGGTAGCCTCGGCACCAGAAGCACTTGCCAAGAAGTATGGAGGCACGTGGATCCAGACTTCGTACAACGCCAATTTCCGTGGGAAATTCGCTGGGATTGGGGACCGCTACGACCCAGTTTCTGATACCTTCCAACCGCCCGAGTAGGGCAGGAGAACAACATGCCGCCAGAGTTCCGGTCGGCCCCACAAGGGTCGAGAGATTTGCTTGCCCTCCATGGGCTTGTGGAGCGTCGTCCCCCCGTCCGATCGTCGGACTTCAGGATGCTTGGCTCCCCCTTTCATTACTACCTCACCCGCAAGCTGGGCCTTGTGCCCGCCCTCCGCTACTCCACCGCCTTGTCCCACGGCACGTGGTTCCATGCCGCGTTGGAGTTGTTGCTCAACCCGCTTACCCAACACGACGCCCACGCCAAGTATCTGCTCAAGGTGGAGCAGCGGTGTGAGGAGATCCGCGAGGTGTGCAAGACCCTTGCCATCGGGGACCAGCGGACCCGAGAGATCATTGCCGTGGAGGACCAGGATGCCGCTACTGGCTGGGCTTGGGCTACATGCACCAAGGACATCCCCATCGCAGGAGCCCTTTCAAATGGACGCACGATGCAGGAGTTCCTGTCTGATTCCTGCTTTGTGACCCTGTGCCAAGAGTGCATCCTCAAGGCTCGTATCCCCGCAGACAACCGGGCAGAACCAGTGGAGTGTGTGGCCCAGCCTGACATGCTCCTGTTCCACAAGCAGCAGCGGTCCCTATGGATCGTGGACTACAAGACTACATCCATCAGCCCCCGGATCCGCGCTGCCTCCTGCCCCATCGAGCCCCAGACCCAGCACTACATGCACATCGTGCAGGACATGCTGGCCCGGGGCGAGATGCAGAAGATGTTTGACCTACCCGATGACACCACCGTGGGGGGCATGCTCCACGCCATCATCCGCAAGCCCACCATTACCTTTGGCCAGTCCGACCGGGACTACACCCTCGACACGACTCCCTTCAAGAGTGGGCCCCGGAAGGGTGAGCCTCGCAATGAGAAGATCTACGTTGGGGAACCCCGCCTCGAGAACTACATCGAGCGGTGCAAGCGGTGGTACTTGGGGGTGGAGGACTATGTGCACCTGTCTGGCGACCGGATTGCAGAGCCTGTTGTCGACCTGTCCTTCACCTCCGGTACTGCCCTTCTCGACCCCACGTGGACCGGCCAGTACAAGGCCCGATTGAATGCCCTCAACCGGTGGCGGACTGCCACTATTGAACCAGAAGAGTATCCGTGGCCTACGGAAGTTCACGGTTCTGGTACACTGGACACCTACGCCCCCTTTGTGCTTCGTCCAGTTTCGGAGTGGCCGGACATCGTGATGCAGGAGGGGTTCCTCGTTTCTGATCGTGACGCACCGCAACAGCAGGAGACAGCAAATGCCCAGTGACCCATACCCGGAGGGCCGACTCCAAAAGAGCGAGTTTGGCAGCCTCCTCCCCGATGTGTTGAACATGGTTGTTCGTCCCACACTCAGCGAGTTGATCCGCAAGGACGAAGACATCACTAACAAATCATCGCTTCATAGCGCCTTCAAAAAGGAAACGGGAAGCACCGTGTCCTTCTCCACGTTTAGTGCGTGGCTTCAGGTTCTTGGCATCAGCTTCCGCAAGTCCGTGCAGATTGACGGACTCACACCATGGTCAGTAAGCCCCGCCCCGGGCGGGGCCGACGGCCCCCGCCCGGATGCGGGGGAAGAAGGTGAAGTGAAGTTTGACAACGAGTCACCATTCGAGTTCCGTGCACCTCGTGGATTTGGTGACGCATTCGGCGAAATCGCTCGCCAGCAAGGAGACAAGTGAGCATTCATCAGACAACGGCATCAGGCATGCAGCCTGTCCGTGCATACAAGGGCCTTGGGTTCCAGGGTGGACCCGGGCAGTATTCTCTTCGCAACCTGTTCGGCATGGTCGTCGGCGAGCAGAACAGCGGCAAGTCTTATCTGTTCCAGTCCTGCCCCGACGCCTTTGTCATCAACCTCGACCTCTCGTCTACAGTGTCCCCCCACGCCAAGTGTGCAGTGTGGCCGGGCATCGGACCTGACGGTCGCCCTATGGATGTGGACGGCAAGCCGCTGATCCTCACGTGGGACCACGTTGAAGCGAAGATCAAGCAGCTGTGCGACATGGCCAAGAACGGGGATGAGCGTCCCTCGATGGTCGTGATCGACACAATGATTCCCATGATCCGTCTGCTCAAGCCTTGGGTGGCCAAGCAGATGGGCCGTGAGTTGTTCGAGCAGGCCCATGGTCCTGCGGCATGGGAGAAGCTCTACGACACCGTCATTGACGTGGCCCATAGATTGCGATCCCACGGGTACGGTGTCTGGTTGCTGGCTCACTTGAGCCGCGACTGGGTGGAGATTGGGGAGGGGGCAAAGGTAGAGGAGCATTACCTGAGCCTCCCCCCCGGTCTCCGCGAACGACTGAGCAAGGTGGTCGAGATCATCGCCCCCATGCGAAGCGAGTCCAAGGAGACTGCGGTTACCGAGGAACGAACAATCAATGCAGGCGGCAAGACGGTTGTGCAGAAAGTCAGTACAATGCGACCGTCCATCGTCCGCACCATCTCGTTCCGTGATCCCCGCTACATCCGCCTGATCCGCACCCGCACCCTCAAGCCGATGCCTGACATTGACGTGACCGGTGCAGCCGATCCATGGGGCCTGTTCGAGGAGGCCTACAAGACAGCCAACACTCCGTAATTTTCTGTGCACGTCAGGGACTAGCCAATGGTCGTAACAAGCACGGGATGGTTGCACAGCCGCCACTGCTAACATGCCCGGTGACGGGTGATGGGAGTACCCAATCTCCCTTGGCTCCCTGACGACGATCCCCCGGAAGGGTGGGGGTGGGCCCTCGACGGTGTCCCACCCCTGCCTTCCAATTTACTTCGTTCCGTGTCTCATTTCATTTCCAAACCCCTTTCACGAAAGGTAGTCACTCATGAGTGGTATCAAGTCAACGATGTTCGCCAACTACAACACCGCATTCGCTTCTGTGGAAGCCAACACCGAGGGCTCGGCCGCTGGCTGGCGCCCCGATGCTGGTGACCACGCCGTGCTGGTCACGGGAATGAACCTCGAAGAGGGTGAGTTCAAGCAGAAGGATGGGCAGGTGTTCCCGGCGGTGGACGTCACGTTTCAGTACCAGATGGTCGAAGATCCGGGCAGCCCCGAGCCTCGCAGCTTTTCGGGTGCCCGCTTCACCCTGCCCAATGACCCGAGCCAACTGACGGATGAGGGCGGCAAGACCCGCACCCGCATCGAGATGGAGCGGCTCAAGGGCCACCTCACCACCCTGCTGGGTCGTCGTCCTGACAATCTGCAGACTGCCATGCAGATCATCAGCGAGCGTCTCGCCAACGGCAACGTGATCCCGGTCAAGCTCCGGGCCCGTTACGACGAGTCCAAGGCCAAGCCCGGTACCAAGTACTTCAAGGAGTTCTTGGTGTCCGCTCTGAGCCTGAGCTGAACCAGAGGCCAGGACTTGCACCGTGGGAAGCAGTCCCTACCATGGCCCCCTGTCGTCCCCCCACGATCGCCCCCTGGGTTACCCGACCGGTGCCCAGGGGGCTTCTTTGTGGCGTCATGCCGGAAGCGGTGTGGCCCACTTTCAGTTCGTCCGACCTGACGCCTCCAACCCCCGGGCTATCCGGGTGTGGACCACAGTGAAGACGAAAGACCTCCCCGTACCCCCCGTTCCCCTGTCCCCCCGCCGTGGCCTCCACCGGTCCCGGTGTGCCCTAGACGTGTGGGAGACCCCCCATCCGCTGGGGGGACGCTCCCAATGGCTTGTGGCGTCCTGGGATGCCCGCCAAGGCGCCCCCTCCCGGGAGGCGCTACAGGGGTGGCTGGATCGTTCGGAGCCCGTACAGGGCACGCTCGTGCGTATATCGGACAGCCTAGACTTCACAGCCTTTCTGGAAGGCGGAAACTGGCGAGTCGCCGCCATCCAGATTCCCACCCCCATCCGGGACACCATGGACGGTGTTCTCGGATCGGGGGCCCGGGTACAACCCCCCAAGTCCTGCCGGTGGTCGGCAAGGGCTACAGACGACGCCACCCAATTCCAATTCTGGTACCGAATATGACCTCCTACCGACACCGTGTAAGTGGTGGACCCCGTACGCCAAGGCTTCCCATGGGGGAAAAAAAGGGAGATATGCAGGCCCATATCGACATGCTTGAACGCATGGTCACCCGGTTTGCCGAACGCATCCGAGTCCTCGAGGCCCTGCACACCCTCCGCGTAGAGGAGGCGGGGGTCATCCTCGCCACGGTGTTCATGCTGCACAGGCGGTGGAAGGCAGAGCACCCGGACGAGCCGGATCGTGCAAGTGCCTTCACGGCATGGATTGAGCGGCTTACCGCCGAGGATGTCGTGGCCTATGCCATGGGTACCGGTCAGAAGGAACCGGGTGCCGACATCCTTCGCAACGCCTCCATCTGACGCGCTGCATCCGACTCCTGCGGATTCTCCGGTTGCAACAGACCGGGCTGACGCAACACCTGCTGGTACTGCCCCTGAATGTCCTGTGGCAGCTGCTGGGTCATACGCTCAAACAGCGGGACCTCACGCAGTTCCATGGCCCTGTCCCACTCCGACGGCTTGACCGTCATGGGGATCCCATATCGCTTCTTGTATTCCGCCTCAATGGCGGCAGCCGCAGACATGTTGTTGCCCAGCACCGCGTCCTTGTACTTCCGCTTGAGGTCCACAATCTCCGCCCGGTTGGACAGCAGGAACTTGGTGGCCTCCATCGGGCTCTTCAGCTTCTTGAAGTCCGCACCCACCCCACGCAGCACAAGATCCAGCGGCTTCTCATACGACTGCAGCGTGCCGTCATCGCGGTACACAGGCACCAACCCCTCTGGGTTTGGATTCCTCCAGTCGGCGTACTGCGACTGAACCAGACCGAAGGGTCCCCCCACGCCGGGCACAGCGGGCATGGCACCAAACGTCTTCTGCAACTGCACACCGGCAGGCAGCACGCGGAACATGGCTTGACGGAACTGGTCCCTGTCCTGCTGGGCCAAACCCGAAATCAACTGCAGCGGAATGTCCACCACCGGGGGGATGGGGATACCTTGCGTCATGAACTGCTGGGGTAGCTGGCTCACCGCCGCACCCGACAGGCCGGACGAAAGATCCACACCCAACATATTCTTGCCAATCTCGTAGGCAATCGCACCCGTACCCAAGAGTCGGGCGGCATCTGCAATCGGGGCTGCCACATCAATCGAGGGCCCACCAATCGCCTGTAGACCAACCTGTCGTGTCCCCCCACCGAGCTGGGCGGAGATGAGGAAGTTGCTCAGCGTGCGGCTGGGGTACTGCATGAACATCCGGATCAGCGAGTTGCCAAGCATCCCGCCATTCTGGAACACACGCAGCTGGGTCACGGCATTCGGGCTGAAGTTCACTATGGACTGCATCGTGCCCACAAAGTCCAGCATCTCGTTTCGAGGCACCGTAATGCCCGACTCACGCTGCAACCTTTGCATCCACGACATGCCAGCCTCGGCCACCACCACACGGTTCAGCTGCTCGGCCTTCTGGAACAACTTGAGGGGCATGTCAATCAGCAGGAACTTTCCAAGAGACGGCCTGCCCTTCTGAGGCTTGGAGAAGATGGCGGAGTCCAAGGTACTGATGAAGTCGTCTTCCCACATCAGCAGGTCGCGTCCCCCCGTCGCATTGCCCATCAGCGGGAAGTGTTTTCGCATCAACTCCCGCTGCTCGCGGGGGTCCATCCGCATGGGATACTTGACGCGTTCCGCCAAGTAGCTACCCATCTGCTTGAAAGCCTTGCCGTAAGCCGCCAGGATCTCGGTGCCACCCATCCACGTGGTGGCCCACTGCAGGGGCTGCATCAGGTTCCACATGGCGGACACGGCATTGAAGCCCAAGTGCGTGGCGTACAGATACCCCGTCAACCCGCCCGCAGCATGGGCAGCATCCAACTCGTAGCCCGACATGTTGCCGTAGGCCCGCACGTTGTC